ATGCTTTCACCCTCAAGATGATCAAGACCAGTGATGGAGGTTACCGCCTCCCTCGCCTTGCCGCCTGAAGAGTAGGCCGTGAATGCGGTGGTGTTGGTGTTCAAGTATACGATGCCGCCTGAGGTGTAGGCCGTGAAACCGGAGGAATCCACCCCAATGGTAAATGTATCGGCGTTGACAACGGTGATGGTGAAACCATTCCCGTTTAGCTCCGTCATGCCGACAACAGACAGGAACCCAACCTCATTCCCCGTAGAGAATCCATGCCCAACCGCCGTGATGGAGCCGGGGTTGGCCCTGGTAGCGCCTGACACCGGCTTGCCGTTCTCAGCCATAATTTCAAAGGTGTTGGTTGTCTTTTCAATAATCCGATAACGGTTGTCGTTGAGTTCCGTCATGCCGAGAACATCGGTAATGTCAATCAGATCCCCGTCGGTAAAACCGTGAGCCGAGGCCGTGATCACACCGGGATTCGCCCTGGTAGCGCCGGAAATGGTGACGGGACTGTTCAGCGTCAGGCCGCTGTCGAGAAAGAAAGCATCCGCCTTGACCTCATCCTCCTCAACATCAAACTGATTTTCCAAAAACTCTACATAACGGCGCGTCGTTCCATTAATGGTTCTCTTCACGACCAGCCACAATTCATCCTCACCAGTTCCCGGAATTACTGAAAGGCTCTCCACAACCCCATGAGTGGCCGTTGTTGAAAACGTCCCTCCAATCTTGTGCCGGTGCCACGCCACAACCTGTTGATCTCTTAAATACGTCAGGCCTATCAACTGCCCGTCATTCTTGATTGCCCAAACGATAGTGCTTAGTTCCTGTTGATAGGCAATATCACTGATACCACCCTTGCCAACCTGATCCGACAGGATGGTCAGATCCGGCGACAGGAAACCATCGCTTTCAAACTGGTATACAAACTCCCGCAGCTTTCGGGCATGGCGCTGGATAAACAAAACAACATTGTCAATCCGGATGGGGCGGTGGTTAGCCGATCCCCTGGTTCCCTCCCTGACAACCCGGACGTTGGTCGGCGTCAGCGCGTCATTCGGTGTCGATCCTGAGATGATGAACTCACCGCCGACAGTGCCGACCGCCATGACCTTGCCGGGAGAAAGCCATCGGATCACATTTACCTGATCTGTCGCCAAGGTATAGATGACCGGCTCGTCATCGAGCGTTCCGGGCGTATGGTTCTCAATGTCACCAGACTTGGAACCCCAGAGCGTCTGCGGCTGCTCGCTGGTCCCGGCCCAGAATAGCCGTTGTTCATAGAACGCGACGGTGCCGGGATAGCCGGTTGTCCCGGAGAATGCCCCCAACCTCCATTTTGTTTCCGCGCCGGTACCGCCAAAGGCCCGGACAATGTCAACGTCAACATGTGTCGTGTCGGTAAAGGACGCGACAGTGGCATATCCCCAGTTTATGCCGCCATCAGCCAGAAATTTCCAGGTTGCCGTATTGTCGACAATCTCATCACCCTCACCGGATGGACCGCCGGAACCATCAGACGTACCGGCCTTGATGCACTCATAGACATTGCCGGAATTTCTTACAACTGCGGCTAGGGCATAAGAGGTGGAAGCAACCCATTTCGCCGCCTGGACACCAATAGCCAAGAGCCGCCCAACGTCCGTTGACTTGAAACCAGCACCGCCGTTGATGCCGGTGATTGCGGAAGCCGTGACCGTTACGCCGGTTCCTGTGGTTGCCGCTGAAGTCAGGGTTGTGCTTTCCAGGTTCTCTGTTTGATAGGGGCCGTCCAGGAATGTGATATCCACAATTGTCCAGGCAGTGTGACCCGTCCTGGAAATCTTTTTCGGTGCATAGCTGGTATGCGCGACATAGAGGATGTCGGCAGATTGAGCAAACTGCAACTCAAACAGATCCGCCGTTAGAAAAGTCGTTGTGACCGTATAAACCCGAGCCGCCGTGCCAGCGGATGAGTAGGCCGTAAAGGCCGAGCCATTGATGTTTGTGCTATCAACATCAGTCAATTCAAAGGTATTGGTTGTCTTGTTCTTGATTAAATAATACTTGCCGTTGAGTTCCGTCATGCCCACTACGGCGGTGATATAAACCTCATCGCCGTTGCTGTAACCGTGGCTGGTCGCAGTAATTACAACAGGGTTGGCGGCGGTTGCGCCGGAGATCGTTTTGGTCGCCTCAAGGATAGCGCCCTGGTCCTTATAAAACCTCATATAGAGATTGCCGAACTCGATGATATAGGCCTGGGTGGTCGAGAACTCGAAATTTACAATCCGGGTTTTGGCGCTGCTGGCCTTGACCTCTTTTATGAAACGGGTGCCGGGGCGGCGCGTGACGCCGCCATGCGGCTGCACGATGACGTTCTCAAGCGTATCGGCCCCATTGGCGTATTTTGTGATATCAACACGGCCATGCAGCTTTGTTGATAATTCTCCAGCCGTGAAATTAGTCTGGATTATTGAGACACGCGACATTTAAGCCCTCGCATCAAGCCATGATTGCTCATTAGCCGAGAGGCTCTCCTGACCGTCTACCGTTTTGGCCTCATTCATAAAAGTGGTGAATTTGGTTTCCGCAACCCTGGCGGTGGTTTCAGACGCCGTCAGATCAAATGCAATGTCTGCGGCAAGGCGCAGCGCGAATGCCTCTATGAATTTGGTGTCGAACAGGTTGGCGTCAGTCACTCGATGAACGTATGCGATCAGCAGCGGCGCAGCCGCATCACTCACGATCTGACGGCCCTCCACGGCCCACTCCTCCAGGGTATCAACCTCGATAACCCGGAGACAATCCGACGGCCAATCATAGGCGTTGGTATATTCCCAAATCGGGGAAGTCGTGTTCGCTGCAATGGACACCCTCTTTATAGAGAAATTCCAGGCGTGATCGCGCAACAAAGCATCTCTGGTCTGGTTGATGATCCTATTGACGGCGCGGCCTTCTTTGGTGTCGTCGGTCAAGTCCGTCAGGACATCACCGCCCAAGAAAGTGATCGCTCGGTTCGCTATCTCAACGAATGTTGTCGCCATTGCTCATCACCCTGTATTAACGCATCTTTCTACTTTTTCGAACCGTCTTTTTAGACCGCCCATATCCGGACGCATAAGCTGCCCCGGCCTGTCGTTGCGCCCCGGCCCTGGTGGAATAGACTTTTCCCGTGCTGCCCCATTTGAATCCGCCCTTTACCTTACGAATCGGCATTAATCTCTCCTAAAAAGAAAGGGGGGGCGGAAAGCCCCCCCCTCCATCTTCATCTCAGTCAAGGACATACGCCAGATAGCCAACAAGGTCATCGCCGGTGGCGATAGCCGTGTCCTGTGAAGTGGCGCGGATCTTGACTCCGTCTTTGGACTCGAACAGATAGGTTCCGCCCGTAAGGAGATTGGCTGCAATAGCCCCCTCCATTGTTTGGAAGCCTACAGTGTCGACGCTGAGGCCGTTAATCAAACCATCAGCATCAGCCGCAGTCGTTGACCCATCCATTGCCGTATAAGCGTCCCAACCCAGATCCAATGCCGCACTGGACGTTGTCCAGTTGACATAGGCGCGGGAGAGAGACGCCAACACCCGAACTCTTCCAGGTGGAAGCTTGCCCAAGACAACCGACGATGTAGCATCGCCAGCGCCATCCTGAAGGCAAGTAAAGAACATGAGCCGCAACCGGCCATGATCCTCAGTGGTGTTGTTGTTGACAGGCGGGACGGCGATAGTATTGGCATACTCTGTCGAGTTTTGAGTAGTTACAGCCATGTCTCAGCCCTCCTTTATGTCGGGTCGCATTCGATATAACCCACAAGCTCTTCCTGCATGCGAGTTGCACCGATGGACATACTAACAAAGACCTGAGTCGCGTAGTTTTTGTCGCTACGCTCACTGATCTTGACTTGTGGTTCAGAACCGATGGCGAGCTTCATACCGGCGTTCTGCCAAAATAAAACTTTATGATCGGAGTTGGTGTCAACTTCAAGCAACTCAGTTCTGGTGAAATCGAAGCCAAGGAACGTATTCACCTCCCCGTGAACCAATGCCTTGACGACGGCATAATCGGAAGAAGTAACCTCGGTTTCGGCCAAAAGGTTTTGAAGCTGCTTGGCGTTGATGACGCATGTGCGCCCTTCGTCCTCGGCTTCGTTGGCGTCGAGGATTTGCTTTGCAGCCCGTAGTTTGCCGACATTCAATCCGGTATCGGCGGCTGGAGTGATGCCAACCTGTACATCAACAGTGTTGTTGCTGTCATAGCTTGTCGATGTACCTCCGGCGACACCTGTGTATGCGGTGCCGTCAGCGGCATCTATGATTGCCGTATCGATGGCCCGACCCATTGCAGAACTTGCTGCAACGGCATATGGGCCTGACGGATCAATCAGCATCCGGACACGATCCTCATCATCGATGAGGTCGGCCCAATCATAGTCCACAAGCGAAACCCGACGACGGGAATGGGGTGTGTCCATCCTCGGCGTATCGGCATGGCGTGTGGTGCGAATGCGAGCAGCGGTAACGCCGACTTGTTCGAAAAAAGCGTTTTTGCCGGTAACAGTCTCAACGGAGACATTGCTACGAAGGCGTGAACCCTTCTGTTGGACAAGATGTTCGACGTTGCCCTTATATTGCTCGACAAACGCAGTTGTGATCTGGACAGACATTTTGTCAGTCCTCCTACGTCAGTTAAAGTTGAAGGTGAAGGGTTCCCCGTTTTACCGGACCCGGCGCGGCCTTCCGGCCACCGTCATTGCTGGGCCTCTCGGTTATCCAGCTGGAGCCTCAGGATACGCCTGTTGCGTCAGGCGTGTGAGGCGTTCATTGAGAACCTTATACTCCGCATGACTTACGTCATAAAGCGCGGGGTTGGCTCTAATCTCTGCAATCTGCTCTTTGGCGGCATCCGGTGTCGTGCCGAACTGGCCGGAACTCTCTGAGTCTTTCAACTGGGGGCCGTGTCCCATCGCCAAACCGGCGTTGACAAACGCCCGGACAATGACGGGATTGGATCCCAGGCCAGCCTGATCAAGAATTTTCCCGATCTCCTCACCGCCGTATTCACGGAGCGCCCGTTTCCCGGCAGCAATCCGCTCATCAAAGGCAGTGCCGTATTCCTTTTTTAATTCAGTCTCCCACTGGCCCTGTTGATCGGTTGCGGAATGCTGGGCGGTTTCAACATTGCCCATCATGCCCTCGACAAACTTGTCATGGATATGCTGCGCCTGGGCCGGTGTCAGTTTGGCCTCATGGAACGTCTGTCTCATCTTGTCCGACAGGCCGGTGTCATAATGCTCGAACCCATCCGGCGCAGCCATCGCGTAGTCGGCGGCGTCCTGGGGGGTTCCCAGCTTCTCCCAGCCATCCCATTCCAGGATGTTGTCCTCGGCGGACGGCAGCACAACCTTGTCGGCCCCGACAGCCTTTTCCAAATTCTGATATGACTGCAAAACGTCACCCGCGCTTTTCCAGCCCTTTGCGTCGATTGTTTCCCGGTAATCATCAAGGCCTGTGTCCCATTCCGGGTTACCCGTCTCGACGGACCCTTCTTGTTCAGCCATCTGTCTCTTCTCCTTCTTGCTGTTTGTGTAGGTTTCCAGCCGCCATCATGGCAAGCTGCTCCTCATCGAGGGCCAGGATAGACAGGATCCTGCGGACCATGTCCCTGGCTCCCTCCATGTGCTGCAATTCCCCCTCGGCCCTGATGCCCGTTATGCTCAAAAGGCCAGAAACCTTCATCAGGTCGTTGAGGATGATCTGGCCCTGGGGAGTGTGTAAAAACGTGTCCCGGTAGGCTTGCATCACCTCGGCTTGAACTTTCCCCTGCTCCTTGTTCAACTTTTATGCTCCCGGCGGCTGCTGCGCCTGATTGGCAATATTGGCAACGCTCTCCGCAGCATCAGCCAGCCCCGGAGCGGCCTGGGTAGCGGCGGCAAGCGCCTGTCGTTGCTGATCACTTTGGCGCTTGGCGTCGATGTCCTCCTGGCGGCGCAAGATCTTTTGCGGCGCGCCGTTGGTTTCTGCCAGGATGCGGGTGATGGCGTCAAAATCAAAGTTGTCCATGACGCTGGGATCGACAGCCGCCAAAGGCTGCACCATCTCCAGGGTGCGGAGGATCCCAATACCCTCCTCGGCCTTCATGGCGCGGCTCAAGGGAGAGACGTATTCAATGTCGTATTCACCCTCGGCCTCCAGAAGGATCTCCGGTTGCGGCGGCAACTCACCCTGTTCCGCCAAAATGTTGAGTTCCCGATTGATCAGGGGGCCTAGCGTCTCGGATTGCTGGCGTCCCATTGTCGGGGCAAGCAATGCACCCTTTTCCTGGGCGCGCTGCAAAACCTCGGTTGCAGTCATAGTTGGACTTTCAACTAAAATCTGAAATAAAGTCACTAGGAAGGCATCGTTTATTTGCTTCCTTCTTTGCTCCATCATCTCAAAACCGATGTCCACCCTTGCCCCCGTATGCAGGGGCTGGACCGGCGGTTGTGATCTGCCATCCAGACGGGCAAAAGTTGTACCGCCAGGAGTGGTGTTAACCGGAAAGACCACTCCATCATCAGCGATAAGCAGGGGAGGATCCACTATCTTTTGACCCGCCCGGATGACAGTCTTTGACATCTCGTTGATCATCTTGATCTCGGGCAGCACCGACATAGCCGGGGATCTGCCATACGTCTCACGAGGCCCGGTGACGTAACGAGACATGATATAGGGCAACTCATCGAACCCGCCTTCCTCGATGAGATGCTTTGTTTTTATCTCAAAATAATAGGACGCCCAGGCGAGGTTTTTCCTATCCCGTAGCGCCGGATCCCTGTCGGTGCGGGGCATGACAATATGGAGCAGTTTGACCCGCTTGTCCGGATCCTCGTTTGCCGTTTTCATCATGTCGGCGGAAAGATCCGCATCAGCAAACATCCGCATGGCTTGGCGCGCCGTGACCTCGAACTGGCGGTAAACGGTGTCAATCTTGCCCTGCTCGTCCTGGGCCAAGAAAATGTCGGCCAGATGAATGTTGCGGTACCGGAAGCCACGAACCGGGGCCTCGTCCAGAAACAGCGCCCCGGTGCCGAAAGCGCCCAGGCTCATGTACCCCTCATGCATCTGGCTTGCAAAATTGGCCGTCGGCGCATAGCGCAACTGGAACAAGATGTCCTCGACCTGATCAAAATAAAGCCTGACATCATCATCCTTGGCGAGTGCCGGATGCGTGGGTCTAAGCGTATGCCAGCGCGCCCCCCTCGGTGTCAGCAGCCCCTCGACGGCTGAGGCAAACCTCTCCAGGGCCAGGACGGCGGTGGCGTCATAAAGCTTGGCGGTGCGCTTGTCTCCGGGAGTTCCCTCTCCGGTAAACTCTGCGGACTTGGGTAGAACGCGCTCCGCAATCTCTTGCCAGTGGCTCTCCCAGACGCCTCGATCCCTTTTCAGCCGGTCAAAGCGTTTGAACAGTTCATCTGTGGTTTCAATAACAAAAGCCATCAGCCAACCCCCGTCAGCAGAGTCTTTCTAACTCGATCACCAGCCGGGTCGGTGCGGGGAAGTCCGTCGATAATGTTCTGTGAGAATATGGCGGTGCCGCCCCCGGCTGTCGCCTGGGCCTGTCGACGCGCCTGATCGAGGCGCTTGCCCAGGGAGGATGACGCAACCGCCCTGGTGTTTGCGGTGGATCCGCCAGCCGCCTTCAAGAGTTCCGGGCTGCACATATGATCAGCCGCCCAGGAGGGAGCGAGTGCCGAGATTGGCCGCTGAAACAACGCCCCCGGCCCCGGTCAGGATGTTCTGCCGGTTGCGGCTCAAGGCTCCGGCACGGCGGCGGCGCGCCTCATCCCCCCCGGCGACAACTGTTTCATCACCCGGAACGGGCGCGGGAGCGGGAGCGGGAGGAGGAGGTGGCGGGGGCGGTGCCGGTCTTGGGGCAGGGCTGCTTACACACATTGATCAGCCTCCCAAGAGGGTTTTGGTGCCGACATTGGGGTCCTCAATGGTCGGCCCCGTGAGGATCGTAGATTGACGGCCCCTCGCAACCAGACGGCGGCGGCGCTCCGCTTCCGCAACGACGTTGATATCCGGATCGTCTCGCGTGATCGGCTCCGGCGGTGGCGGTGGTGCCGGTATCTGTGGCGGTGACGGTGACGGGGGGCTGGGGAAAAAACACATTTTCTTCACGCTCCAATCTGGACAACGTCCATGAATAACAATGATACGATTTTCTGGTTGGCCCGTAATCAGCCAGAGTGGCCTCGCGGACAGCGCCCAGCAACTCAAGCCATCGATGAGCGTCGGTATGGCCGTCAATGCTCCAGCAATCGGCGCGGACTGCGCCGCTTTCAATCATTTGGGGGCGGATCACTCTCAGGATGTTCTTTGTCACGGCCAGGGCCACTCTCGGCCACTGCTCCGTCGCAAACATGAAAACATTCCAGAACCGTGGGCGTGTTTCTTTGGCCCCGAATACCGCGACAGGCTGTTCCCCAAAAAGCGCAACCGTCGAAATGCCGCCAGCTGCAATAGTACCAGCAGCCAAATTCTCGGCACTCCCGCTGAACATCAGGGGCAGGATCTCCTCCTGATCCATCTCCCTCATGTTTCTTGCAATCCTGACAACGTCAGCGTAACACGCTGGAACCAGCCTAACCGAGTTCATTGTAATCGTCTTGAATGACCGGACGGCCTCCGGCCAGCTTGCCGGTGCGCGCCATCATCGAGAGATTATCAGTGTTAATGCCCCCATCCCGGATAGAGATTGCCAGATACCGGAAACCGTCAGCGGCATGGGAATTGTGGTCATGGTGCGGCCTGTCGTGCCAATCACCGGTTCGATCATTGAACTGGCGGTGATAGGAGCGCAGCTTTTTCAAGCCGTCGGCGCACTTGACACGGTCAAAATAGCACTTTGGAATAATGGACCTGACCGCCTCAATCCCGTCTACAACAGGCAGTTTCGCTATGACATTGGGATGAATGCCCAGGCCGCGCAAAATCTCATAGCGTGACATTCCGGATCCAAGTTCCCTAACCATGACATCGTGCGGGAAAAAGTGCCGCCCGTAGACATAGTCACGGTTTTTCAACTCGGAAATGTAATGGTGCAGCCCCTCGCCGGTTTCCTCGTAAAAATCAATTACCCTGATCGCCGGATCGCCTTTAAGCAGCTGGTAAAACCAGATCGCAGTGCTGTCCGCAATCCCAAGATCCCACGCCGTATGGACTTCCAGATTCGGCTCCCAAGGAACCTTTCCAATCCGTCCGTCAGTTTCTGCCATATCCAGGCTATTGGCAAAATAAGAACCAACCAGAGCAGCCGCCCAACTGACTTCAAATTCCTGATCATATTGGGAAGGGTCCATAATGGCTTTTGCAGCATCCAACTCCTCCTGGGCCAGAACGCCCGTCTCAGACGCCGGAAAACGCATGGCGTACCACTGGGGATGGCCCTCGTCCATCATAACAACGGCCCTGTCATAAATTTCCTTGAACTGGTT